GGAGATAATACTTGTTGGCTTCGATATGAAGATCACCGACAAAGTTCATTTCTTCGGCGATCATCCTTATCACAACAAATATCAAGGCCCGAATAATAATACAATGAAGCGGTGGGTCTTCAACTTTGAGCAACTAGCAAAAGACCTAGCTTCAGAGGGCGTTGTAGTCTTAAACGCTACACGCGATTCCGCATTGACCTGTTTCCCTAAAGTAGATTTGGAGGCCGTATGATTGAATTTCGAGGCTGGCATTTCCCAGACGACGAGACGCACTATCAGCAAATTATGAACGCTGTTAACCGTATTGTTGACGGCGTTCCGACCTATCAGTATTCCAAGTACGAAACCGCGAGAGGGCTTGTTAAGAACAATCGTCGGGCCATTGATGTTGGCGCGAATGTCGGTTTATGGTCGCGGTTCTTAGTCAAAGACTTCCAGACTGTGGAGGCTTTCGAGCCTGTTCCTCTGTACGCAAGGTGCTTTGAAAAGAATGTAACTGGGGCTAACCTGTATCAGGTCGCACTAGGCAAGGAAACCAAGCGTATTTCAATGGCTCGCAAAGATGGTGGAGCTTGTGGCGATACCGCACCAGCGACAGGAGCCGAGGACGAGACGATTGTAGCCTCTCGGATACAGATGAAATACCTTGACTGGTACGAGTTCACCGACGTAGACCTGCTGAAGATTGACTGCGAAGGCTACGAGCTATTCGTCTTAGAGGGTGCAATCGAGACGATCACTCGAAACAAGCCAATTATTGTGGTCGAGCAAAAACCGACTCACGGGCAAGCATTCGGGCTAGAAGATGACGCAGGGGCCAAGTTCCTAGAGTCGTTAGGTGCAAAGCTCTTTACAATTCTTAACGGCGACTATATTTACCGATGGTAAGACTCTTTGTAGGCTACGACTGGCGGGAAGCCGCTGGTAGCTTTGTATTCACATCAAGCGTATTACGCAGGGCTTCTTGCCCTGTTTCTTTTTCTTACCTTGGTCAAGGCGACTTACAAACGGGGACTAATGCCTTCACAGTCTCACGCTTTACTGTTCCATATCTCTGTGGATATCAGGGCAAGGCGATCTTTGCTGACGGGGCCGATATGATTTGCGTTGCCGATATAGCCGAGCTTGTTACTGATCTAGAGAGCATGACGAGCGCGGTAAAGGTCGTAAAACACGAATACAAAACAAAGCACCCGATTAAATATCGAGAGACGGAGCTAGAAAGTCCCAATATTGACTACCCAAGGAAGAACTGGGCTTCGCTTATGCTCATCAACTGCGAGCATCAAACATGGAGAAATGTTAGCCCTCCTACTTTGCTAAACCAAAAGATGATCGACCTCTTAACCTTCAAGTTCATGCTGGACGATGATATAGAGGAAATATCCGACTCGGGCTGGAATCGGTTAGTTGACGAGGGGCAAGCTGTCGAGGGGGCAAAGATTCTTCATTGGACTGCTGGCATACCAGCGTTTAAGTATTACGAGAACAGTCCTGGGGCTGAGTTATGGTGGGACGAATGTCGCAAGATGACTTACCCGTTACCTACCTAACACCATGCGGAACCTGTTGCACCTTTGGCAAAGCCTTCGCTCAGGGATGCGGAGGTAGAGCAGTTACGAGTCTTAAATTACGCGCTGGTGGCTTTGCTGGCTTCGTTACCCCAGACCTGTACCCAGTTTTTAAAGAGGCGCAGAACGCAAAAAGAGATTGGTACTACGGCGATCACGCCTATTTTCTGCGAAAGAAGTATTTTAGGATCACCAAGAACGATTACCAGCATGACGCATTAGGTGAAGCAAATCCCGAGAGATTCGAGAAACTTGAAATTAAGATTAGGCCGTGGCGAAAGACAGGCTCTAAGATTCTCTTGTGTCCTCAGACGCAGACCTTTTTTAACCTTCACGGGATGAGTCAACTTCAATGGATCAACGAAACGACCAATAAACTAAGGCGGTTTACAGACCGTAGGATCAAGGTTCGTGAGAAAATACCTTCTTCACAGCCAGGGATGACGGAAAAGAACTTCTGGATAAGCCTTAATGATGATGTTTACGCAGTCGTTGTACACACATCTGCGGCTGGCGTTCAAGCGGCTTTGCAGGGAATACCAGTCTTTACGACCGCAAAATGTGCGGCGACTAACTTCGGTTCGATGGACTTATCGCAGATCGAGAATCCAGTAAGACCCGAGAACCGCGAGCAAATGGCGTGGGTTTTAGCCGATAACCAATGGACGCTAGAGGAAATCGGCAGAGGACAAGCATGGGAAAAACTAAGAAATTGATTAAGGTCGTTACGACATTCAACGCTAAAGGGTACGAGGAGTACGGCAAGCGGCTTATGGAGTCCTGGCGGCTATGGCCTAAAGGCTTAGAGTTCGTCGTCTATCAAGAAGGCTTTGATGTAGGCGGCAAAGAACTATTAGACATTAAGTGGCTCGTAGACTTCAAAGAGAGAAACAAAAACAAGAGATTCCAAGATTTCCGATGGGACGCGATTCGGTTCGCTCATAAGACTGCGGCGGTGATTGATGCGGCGAAAGATGCTGATTTTCTAGTCTGGGTTGATGGCGATGTTTACACGCATAAGAGAATCACAGAAGTCGATTTAGCTTCTTGGCTACCAGGGGCAGAAGAATACCTTTCGTGGCTCTGGCGGGACAAAATGTACCCCGAGTGTGGCTTCTACATTCTTAGGCTAGACCATTCCAAACACAGACAGATCATGTCAGAATGGCAGAGATTATATGAGTCTGACGACATTTACAGGCTTCAGGAGTGGCATGATTCTTTCGTTTTTGCTTACCTCATCAAACGATTTGCAGTAAATTGGAAAAGTCTTAGTGGCGATTACGCATGGCACAGTCACCCATTTATCAATGGCCCTCTCGGGGAGTTCATGGATCATTGCAAAGGGCCAAGAAAAGCTCAGGGCAGGTCGAACCATTGGGACTTGGCGGTAAAGCGTAGTGAGGATCATTGGAGAAAAGAATGAACGGCAAACTTAAACTAATTACTGATGGTCAGGTCGAGCCGATCACCCTCGCAGAAGCTAGGCTCCACCTAAGACTTGACACAAGTGGTTCCCCTCCTTCTCATCCTGATGACTCTTTGGTAACCGTACTTATCACGGTCGCAAGGCAGTCAGCGGAGGCTTACTTAGGCAGGTCTTTAGTCCAACAGACTTACGAGCTAGCCCTAGATCGCTTCCCCAATCCAGACGATGTAACCGAGGCCATAAACCTTCAGGTCTGGCCTGTACGATCTATTACAAGCGTTCAGTACCAAGACGAGGATGACGCAAGCCAGACGGTCGATGCCGCTGATTATGTCTTTGATACGTTCGCAAAACCTGCCGAGATTGTTCCTATCGAGCTTTGGCCTGGTACGAAGAACAAGGCTAACGCTGTCAAAATCACTTTTGTAGCAGGGCATACAGACAACGACAGCCCGAATAACTATCCCTTACCGCTACCGATCAAACAGGCGATGCTCCTTCAGATCGGGCAACTCTATGAGTTTAGAGAAGCCGTATCAACCGAGCAGACCTATGAAATGCCGATGGGATCGACCGCCTTACTTACTCCTTACCGCATTAGCATGGGTCTGTAATGCAGATCGGCAAACTCGATAAGCGCATCACCTTACAGAACCGATCATCGACGCTGGATGACTACGGACAACCCGTAAACACTTGGTCGAACCTAGCGACTGTCTGGGCGAACATCAAACCCCTAACGGGACGGGAAAAGGCACAAATGCAGATGGTTGACTCTATCCTTACCCATCGCGTGACCATCCGTTATCGAGTTGACTTCATGCCACCGACAACCGTAGATGCTTATAGGATCGCCTATGAAACCCCAAGTGGAACGCGCATTTTCAACATTACTGCGGCACAAGATGTTGATGAGGCAAGGCAACACATTCAATTCGATTGCCAGGAAGGTAGCCAGACAGGAGCATCATAATGGCAGACTTTCAGATCAATGGGCTGAAGGAACTACAGAAAGCCCTGCAAGAACTCCCCGCGAGGATTGAGCGCAATGTCATGGCTGGTGCGGTCGCGGCTGGTACTCGGGTGGTCTTAGCGGAGACGAAAGCGAAAGCCCCAGATCAGAAGATTAAGACTCGGCTAACCAGCAAGCAGAAGAAGGGTCGTCCAGGCGAGATCATTCGCGAAATCTATATTAAGGAAAAAGAGCCTTTCGACACCTTCTATGCTAAGTTCTTTGAGTTCGGGACAGCAAGCTATTACACGGGTAAGGGTCGAACAGTCGGTGGGCCTTACCAGATACCCAAGAAGCGCGGCTATTTTGTCGTCAATGGAAAGATTATCAAGGGCGCAATACAGCACCCTGGCGTAAAGCCGCAACCCTTCTTAAGACCCTCTTTGGATTTGAAGGCAGAAGAAGCGGTGAGAACAATGGCGGCTTATATTAAATTACGACTCCCAATGGAGACAGGCGAGGCCGCGAAGGGTAGAATTAGCAGGAGAATGATTCAAGAGGCTTTAAGTGAATCCTGAGCTAATTATCGCGGCAATGCTTAATCAGGCTGGCATTACTGCCTTAGTCGGAAATCGTCGCGCCCTCGGGCAACTTCCGCAGAACTCACTATTTCCCGCGATTGTCTATCAGGTTATAGACGGGCAACCCCAACCTTCATTAAACTACCCTGTAGACGATCTCGCGATGGCGCGAATCCAGATTAACCCTCTCGCGGTTACTTTAGCCGAGGTTAAGAACATTCACGCCGCTGTGAGAACGGCAATGGATTTTACGCACCATCAAACCTTCGCGGGTAAAACGGTCATGTCCTGTCGCTTCGACAGTTTAGGGCCGATTGATCGCGACGAGGAAATGGGCATATGGACGCAAAGCGCAGACTATATGCTCAGATGGTACGAGTGACGAATACTGGCTCCGGCCTGTATGACCGCCCGAAAGGGTATTTTTTGAAAGAAAGGAAGCAGACATGACTGTACGCACCTCTGCCGGAACCACACTACGAATTTCGGCCTCGGCTCCGA